TGTCGGGCCTCAATTCCCCAAAGCCATGAGCTTGGTGGCCCCCTGAACAGCGGCCGCGCCATCCGCGATGGCTTCTACGATGTCTCGAACACCGTGGCCCATGGCTGCCGCCTTCCGCATAAGGGAATCCCAGGTCCAGTCCGACGCGATCGGATGATGGACGTGAGCGGCGGACGCCGGATTGTCCAAATCGAAACGCACTCGCCACTCCTGTGTCACCAAGTACTCCAGGTTGACGGCCGAAGGATTGAATACGAGAATGGGCGCAAAGCCTTCCGGGTTGATCGTCGCGGTCGTATACGTAAACCCCCCTTCCTCCTTACGGGTTAGGGGAGTGAACTCGGAAATCTGGCTCATTGACATGGGATACGAATTTATCATAACCCCTCGTAATGCCAGCTTGCCAGCTGACATCATCCTTGGCCCCTGGAACCTGACGAAGCGTTCCATATACTGGCCCCACGTTTCGGTGCGGCCCGCCACAGCGGCCTGAGTGTTCATGACCCCGGCATACACTATGCCGGATGTTGTTTGCAACGCGCTCGGGTTAATGATCTGGACGGTCAGCGCCGCAGGGCAGCAAGTGAGTGCACTGGTAGCTGCCCCTGCCGTAATGGAATCTATTTCGTTTGTGATCTTTGATGCGTTGGATGGTCCATTTATCGGCTGGCCGTTGAGGGCGCTGTCCACTCCACAGATGTCTGTCCATGTCCCATTCTCAGTAGACCCGAACCCCGTGTAGTTACGGAAAAATCCGAACATCACGGCCTCAGACACAGTTTGGACGCGGCGGGTAGTGCGCACAACCAAATACGGGCCCACCGAACGTGGAAGTGGTAAATGGGCAGGCAGCGTAGCATTCCACACATCGAGGGTGTACTTGGCCGGGCCGCGCCCAGCAAATACGACCCCCCCGCGCGGGACACGACCCACTCCCTGGGCCAACACCCGGTCAGCCCTAGCCCTAGCTGGATACCTCTCCCGCCGGCGCCGTTGGTTCTTCTTTCCTTTGTTTCCTTGGGGCTTCTTCCCGTTGGACACCCTTCCTCGCAATGCAAGCTGCATGAATTCGTGGCAAGTGCGCGGGTGGTGAAACTGTCGTGTCGTTCAAGCGGGTGTCGCTTTGTACACCAAAGTCAAGGTTCAAAAGTGATGCTGCTTGCGTAAGGCAGCCGGGCTACGCCACGGGAATCTGAAATGGGCACACCAGCTTTGCCCAACCCCGCCCGCTAAACGGGTGGCTGCGTAGGGATACCGACCGGATCGCGAGTCCGGCTAATACCGCTTCGTGGTATGATCACTTCACAAGTCCATGATAATCCCCCACACCCACGCGGTCCCTACCGGGGTCAATGTGACTCTATTGGTCTTTTCCCACATTCCCAATGAGGTATGGCGTAATCTGGAAGGGGGTACAACCTTCGGGAGCAAGCTACCTTCGGCTGAGCCCCCCCGCCCAGATGACGACATGCAGGTTCGCTCCCTGCAAGCCCAAATTCTCTGTCGCTTCTTTGTTGACTCGCATGCTGCACCCGCCTAAGGCGGGGCCCCTCCTGAAACACGACGCACCCACTAGTATCCAGTCACGTCTTGGGTAATAAACGCTGGCTCAGGCTTTTCCCCGTCGCTCACCTTCAACGTCAAACATGGGTGCACCCGGGATACGCCCGGGCCTCGGTACCGTAGTCATTCGCCTCCGGACCACTAACCAACCCGCCGCCCTCGCGAGCGACGGACCAGCTTCGACACGCAAACGACGTGCCCTCGGGGTGGTGGTCTCGCGGCAGGGGATTGTAAAGGGCTGGCAAACCCTTACCGGGGTCGAAATCCGGCTCCCCACTGGCCTTCACCTCAGGCACGGCCGGCACGTACCAGCAGGCTCTCACTGGCAGGGGAGGGTCCCCACCAGCAGAAGAATAAGCCCAGTCTCGGTTCCCCCTACTGAACCGTACTCCCTCCGGCAGCGGAGCGCAGAAAACGCTTGGCGAATGGGAGAAACTGTCTCGCCGACGGCCGTTGTCTTGCCGCCGACCACCCTTCTAATTAGAACGACACGCACGACATGCACCTACTGCAACGCGGGTGACTACCTCCAGGCCAACGGGAGCGACTCCCGGAAGCCCGCGAAATCCGTCAAGTTGTCGTAGTCCCACACGTACTCTTCGAAGCTCGCCAGTTCCTCCAAAGAGCAGCCGAATCCCAACGCGTCCAGATGCATCATCTCCTCTGTGGGCGAGATGTGACTGCACGATGCCTCGATCTCCTCAATGATCTCCTCGGTGCCAATACCCTCGGCACCATACGTGTCAAGCGACATGTCACGGTTCTCCACGTTGCCACCGACCAACTCCTCCGCGTAGCGCAAAAACTTCCTAGCAATGGTCGGGCACACATCCTTGAATGAGTGCGCACGAGCAACGCAGCTGGCCTTCGCTATCTTCCTCACTTCTACCTCGTTGCCCTGTACCGCCGCTAGCCTGATCTGGGGCGAACATGACGTGCCCGCGTTCCTGAAGCAGCGCGGAATCTCGGGAGCCATGACGAAATCCGGTTCATTGTCGAGTGCCGAGTTGATGGAAATCAACTCCCCCTCATCGCACGCGATGTGGATGCCGACGAACGTCAACCTCTTCTTTACAAACACTATCTTCATGTTGAATCCCCAATCACTCCACCACTTCAAGAATTTGACGGCGAGATCGTCCCCCTCCTTCATCTTCGGATGGAGGGTACACGCGCTGTCATCGCCCTCAAACACTCCTGACCACCATCGTTCCTGGCCCGTGATGTCCTCGGCACTGCGCCGAGAAGAGTCCAGGAAGAGCTCCGGCTTCGGGAATATGGAGCACGTCCACATGACGAAATTTATCCAAAAGTTTAGGCACGACGTTCCGCGATGTCCTGAACGCCGTATGGCGTCCATCACGAGCTTGAAGATGCCCTCCTTGTCGCGGAAAATGGCCTTGAGTTTGGCCTTCGTGCACTCCTTCATGTGGGCGATACCCCAATCGTCCGGGCAGAGGCCCATGCGAATGGCGATCTCTGTGATGTGGAAAAGGATGGGATTCTCGATGTGCTTCCTGACGTCGTCGCTGCACGTGGTGTCCCAAGCCGATCCGTCCCCCTCCACCACGCCAGCGTTCTTCTTGAGAAGCCTGGCCATGGCGCGGCGGACTGCGCGCATCTTGGGGAGGTGCTTGATAGAGCGGTCCTCGCAGTGCGAAAACAGCAACTCTTCAAAGCATTTCACCACGACTAGGCACATCAACTGGCCCGAGTCTCCGTCCGCCAACAACAGGCGGGGCGGTTTGTTGGCTGGCATAGGCTCAGCTTTTATCGCCGCAGTAACCTCGTACTCCGGCTGACACACCTGCAGAAGCCGCTCCAAAGACTGGGTGAAGCGGTTGTTCGACCACTTGCCGCTCTTCAAAGCGGCTAGGTCGCTGGCGTGCTCCGAGAGCCAATTCTCGACGCGCTTGCGTGAGAACACGCCCTTCTGCTGGCATGGGCTGATGGCGGCGCTAACCATGCGCCCCACACGATTGATCATCGCCTTGGAAATGTGACGCTTGCGCTTGCAGTTGTCAACACGTTCCGTTTTCGCGGCGACGATATTCTCCCGGCAGTTCTCGTAAACCGTCGGCGGTGTGGCCATGGGCGCCACCATCACTCCACAGACCTTCGTCTCAGGCCTTGGAGGATCCGTGCTCGCTTGAGCATCGCGGGGCACTCCGTCCTTCCAAATGGTCCCCACGATCACCGTGCTGCCACCCATCTTGCATGTGTGGTCTTGCTGCGTGAGGCTCACCATAGCCTCGGCATCGGTCGCGATGTCTGCGGGGCCCCCCCCGCTCGACTGTGCAGTG